AGCAAGTTAATAAAAAACGTAAGTCGTACAAAGTCGAATCTGACTGGAAAGAGTATTGGAGTTCTTCTGATGAGCTCAAAACAGATGTCGAAACTCTGGGAAGAGAAAATTTCAAACGCACAATAATACATCTCTGTCCTAATAAAGGTACCGCAAACTATCTAGAAGCGAAAGAGCAGTTTACCAGAGCAGTGTTAGAAAATAAAGAACTATGGTATAATTCTTGGATATCAGTTAAGGTGATGAGATCCCATGTGAGGTTATCCTAATGTTTACAGTCGGTATAACACTACTTACAGCGCTTTTGCTTTCAGCAGTAGCAGCATATTTTTCTATTGCCGGGTTAATGGCAATATTTTCCTCCGCTGTAATCCCTATTGCCGTGATGGGTGGTACACTTGAACTTGCAAAAATAGTTACAGCATCTTGGTTGTATCGCAATTGGAAGACAGCACCAATACTTTTTAGATATTACCTTGTAAGTTCTACTATTATTCTTTCTCTTATTACATCATTAGGTATATTCGGGTATCTTTCTAAAGCACATAATGATCAAAACTTGGTGTCAGGTGATGTACAAAGCAAGATAGCAATATATGATGAGAAAATCAAAACCGCACGAGAAAATATTGAAGCCAACCGCAAGCAACTCAAACAAATGGATGAGGCAGTTGACCAAGTCATGGGCCGCTCAACAGATGAAAAAGGTGCCGACAAAGCAGTCAGCGTACGGAGAAATCAGTCCCGTGATCGTAATGTTTTGGCCAAAGACATTGAAGCCAACCAGAAGCTCATTGCTACTCTTAATGACGAAGCCGCGCCAATTCGGGCAGAGGTACGCAAGGTTGAAGCGGAAGTAGGACCAATTAAGTATATTGCAGCACTCATTTACACTGAACAAACCGTAGATGTATTAGAGAAAGCCGTAAGGTGGGTAATTATTGCTTTAGTAATTGTATTTGATCCTCTGGCTATACTGTTACTCATTGCAGCAAATATGTCATTACGTAACTTACAAACAAAAACCAACTCAATAACTGGTCTTTCTGAGTTAATTAAATTTCAGCCCCCGCAGTCTGGAGTGATGGATATACCGAAAGAATTTCCTGACGTCTTTACCAGTCAGTACTCCTACCCTCAACCCGAAGAAGATGTAGTTACTGAAACTTTAAAGCCTAAAGAAACTTGGAGTGAGACACTATACCGACGCGCTGGTCTTACGAAAAAGTAACGTAACGCTTGACCGTAACTCAGTTCTATGTTATAATAACATATGTTCAGGAGATTATATGAATGATGATTTTGATGCTAAATTTGTCCACTTCGATATTATTAAAGATAGAAGTAAGTTTAGATCTATCTGGTCTATATACGATGTAACTAATATATTTGACTTTACTGGTCTTGAAGCAGAGAATCTCGTTTATAAAGATCATTGGGGTCATGATCGAGCTATTAAGGTTCCCCTACCTGGTGGTAACCTTCAGTGGTGGGACTTGTGGGCTGCGGCAGAAAAAGCTATAATTGAATCAGAAGATGAACACCATGTCTTTATCGAAGACTTTCAAAAGTCTAAAGATGGTAAGACATTATTTTTGAGAACTGGAAGTTAAATATGAATCAAGTTGCAAAGCATGCTTACGAATCTACTTATTATGCTAACGCATGTGAAGACGAGCGTAAATTATTCCGTGAATGGTTGGGTGGTGTATTGCGTACGAACTATGTCAATATTCACTTTCGTAAGAAAGACGGGTCTATTCGTATTATGAATTGTACCTTGCAAGAAGGTAAGACTCTAGATTACGAAAAGAAAACCGATCGAGTAAAAACTGTTAGTGAAGAAACTTGCCCGGTATTTGATATCGACAAGAAAGAATGGAGATCATTTCGTTATGATTCTGTTACAGAAATTCGATTTAATATAGGTGATGAATAATGAGTAGAATTGCTATACATGAGCCGAATGGCATTACCCCAGAATTAAGTAATTATAAATCAGCACTCTCCCGTGCCTTTAATTTTTACAATCAAGATAACGGTAAAAAAGAAGCGCGCTTGTATTTAAAGACTTACATTAAACATTCAGGCTTAGGAGTTAATATAGATAATATCTCTGATAGTGATATTATTTTAACCTACGGCTGGCTTGCTCGTATGGTATTAAACGGTAATATGCTATTGCCGCGGCATCTTGAAGACCTAGATAGCTATATTAAAACTTTATATACAACTAAAGAAGTAATTAAAGTGTTGATTGAAAAAACACCGAGACTTTCTGTTCAGGACTATATGCAAGATAAGATTGCAGAAGTGATTGGGGAACTAGAAGGTCAGGTAGATGAATTTCTTAAGGACGGTAAAGAATTTGACCTTTACAACTACATGCAGGCTAACTCTATTCCTAAGCCCTACTGTAAGGATATTGATGCCTGGGCTCGTAAACGTGGAATGGAGTTTACTGAAGTCTATAAGACTACGGATAAAGATGTCAAAGAAGGTTATTCAAACATCAGCCGTCGTCAGCAAGCGAACCTTGTTAAACTGTTTGGTTCCTTTATTGTAGATCTCGAAAAATATTCACAGTTTAAGAAAGCTAATCGTAAGCCTAGGGTTGCTAAAGCTAAGCCTCCTGTTATGCAAGTGGCTAGGATTAAGTTTAAGAAAGAAGATACTGAATTAGGCATTAAATCAGTTAATCCGTCCGAGATGGTTGGGGCTTCTCAGGTATGGGTATATAATGTTAAGTATAAGAGATTGGCTGCCTATCGTTCAGATTCTGTACAAGGCATTCAGGTAAAAGGTTCTACCTTACAGAACTATGATCCGGATATGAGTGAGTGTCGTTCTATTCGTCGTCCGGAAGCGTTCCTTAAAGTATTACTAGATGCCAGTAAGGTAAAGTTGCGTAAGCTTCTTTCCGATCTCACAACTAAGGGATACGATGTTACAGGTCGTATCAACGATGAATGTATTATTGTGAGAGTTATTAAATAAATGGTAGTCATTGATTATAGCCAGACTATTATCTCAAACCTAATGGCTGAGATTGGTAATAGAACCGATGTAGAACTTGACGTAAATTTACTTCGTCATATGGTAATCAATACCATTAGAAGTCATAAGGTTAAGTTTGGTAAAGAATACGGGGAAGTAGTTATTGCTTGTGACAGCCGTAAGTACTGGCGTAAGGAGGTGTTTCCTTACTATAAAGCCAACCGCAAGAAGGCTAGAGAAGACTCTGGGTTCAACTGGCCTTTGATCTTTGATTCTATTAACTTAATCAAGGAAGAATTAAAATACTTCTTTCCGTATAGAGTTATTGAAATTGAAGGTGCAGAGGCAGATGATGTAATTGCTTCTTTAGTTTATTGGTCATTAGATAACGATGTCAAAGAAGGTACTCTAGTATCTGAACCTAACCCATTCCTTATTATTTCAGGCGATCACGACTTTAATCAGTTACAGAAGTATAAGCATGTAAAGCAATTCTCACCTACGCTAAAGAAGTTTATTAAGCCTGAGAATAGTATCCATGAGGTATTGATGGAGCATATTGTTAAGGGTGATAAGGGGGACGGGGTACCTAATATTCTGACTGCAGATGATGCTATTGTAAGTGGTGAGAGACAGAAATCGATTACTGCAAAACGACTTCAAGAGTTCTTTGAAAACGGCTTTATTGCATGTAAGACTGAAGATGAACGGCGCAACTACCATCGTAATGCTACCTTGGTAGATCTTGCTATGATACCTAAATATATCCAAGATGAGGTTATAAATACCTTTACGACATATCCCGTTAAGGATAGAAGCCTGTTGCTTGACTATTTTATGGCTAATAGAATGAAACAGATGATTGAACACATTCAGGAGTTTTGATGAACTTACTAGTATCCGAAATTTTAGATAAATTTGAAGCAGCTAAGACCCGAGAGGAAAAGATCGCAGTCTTAAAGAACAACGTAACTGATCCATTACTTGTTTTACTTCGATTAAATTTTGATCATATGCTTAAGATGGATTTACCTGAGGGAGAGCCTCCATTCAGGAAAGATACCGATAAGCCGATCGGCTATAACGAATCCTCTCTTCAGTTAGAACTTAGACGTTTCTATGTTTGGTTAGAGCCTTCTACTAACTTACCTAAGCTTAAAAAAGAATCTTTGTTTGTAAATATGCTAGAAGGTATTCACTGGACGGAGGCAGAGGCTTTATGTCTAGCTAAAGACCGTAAGTTACATACGAAGTATAAATCTTTAAAAGAGGATATGGTGAGGGAGGCGTTCCCGCTTGCTCTTACCCCAAAACCTGTAGAGGTGAAGAAAGAAAAAGCCCCTTTAGCATAAAATCTCTTTGGGTATCGTTACTTAAACGGTTTGAAAAACCTGAACCATCACCGTGGTCAGTAAGTAACGACTTACCTGAACCAGAGAGATTTTATGATGTAAGACAGGTAAGGTTACGTCAACCCCGTAAGAGTTGACTTATTCTCTAGTTATGATATAATATGTTATGATCTACTCGAATACTAAATCTAAAGTTAAACCTAAGACTATGCCTAAGGCTGAACGCGAGGCTTACGCTAAGTGGTGTGCGAAATACGATATTAACCCTGAAGGCAAGACTAAGAAGAAATCTACTAATATGATAAAATTACCTGGAACTGTTTATACTCCCTTTATTCGTGAGACGATTCGTTATCCTAGTCGTGATACGGGTCATAGCGGTGCGGTTACTACTGGTGTAAAGAAGTATATGTATACTGGTGATAAAATGCTGGGTATTGCTGTTATGCATAAGTCTAACTTAGTACCTATTTTTAGTGATGATAATGCGGTAGAAGTATCGCGAATGAGACGCGGATGAAAATCTTACTTGGTTCTGACCTACATATCGAGTTTGGTCAACTCAAAGTTACTAATGCGCATAATGCAGATGTACTAATCCTCTCAGGGGATATTGTTACAGCGCATGACCTGCGGGATTGGAACCCTGGTGGTATTATACCTCCTATGGAAAAAGCACAGCGCTTTATGACGTTCTTTGAACAATGTTCATCTAGCTTTAAGCATGTGCTCTACATAATGGGTAACCATGAGCACTATCATGGTGACTATGCTACCTCCGCTGATACTCTACGATCGGTTCTAAAAGAGTTCCCTAATATTCATTTCATGGATAAAGAAAGTATTACTATCGATGACGTTACTTTCATTGGTGGTACTCTCTGGACTGATATGAATAAGGAAGACCCGCATACCCTTTATTCAATTAAAGGTGTAATGAACGACTTTAAAATTATTAAAAATAGTTCAAGAGTAGTTTCGTTTAAAGACAATGAAGGTAAATTTCACGAGAGGGTTGCTACTTTCTGTCCTGAAGATACAGTTGAAGAGCATAAAGCAATGCTTGCTTTTATTGACGAAACTACGAAGGATAAGACTGGTAAGTTTGTAGTTGTTGGTCACCATTCGCCTTGCAAGCAATCTACGCACCCTCGATATAAGGGAGAAGCATTAATGAATGGAGCATACAGCAGCGATCTATCAGAATTTATTTTAGACCGGCCGCAGATTAAACTATGGACACACGGACACACACATGACCCTTATGACTATATGATTGGTACAACTCGTATTGTTTGTAACCCACGAG